CTAGGTTTAGCTTCTCAGTTACCATCCGCTTCAACTTAGGCGTTAAAATCGAGTGCCGACCACAACGATGCCGACAAGTATCGGCATGATCCTGAGCTATAATGGCGCAGTAATCACCTTCAGGGCAACGGTGAAGCTCATGCCTAATAGAAATACGAGAGCGGCCTAAGGTCGCGGCGATGTATTGAATCGTGTGGTGTTGCATCAGTTCTATCTGAGATCGTTCAATTAAGGTTATAATGGCCATGGGACCTGTCCTTCTCTCTAGATGGTATGTTATGCAAACACCATTTTAGCAAGAACGGACAGGTCTTTTTTCACATTTTCTGGGTGGTAACTTTAATTATGCAATCTAGGAGACAAAATCTACCCTGCATATTTGCTGGAAGATACACCGGGGTATGGTAAAGCGGCGCGGTTTTACGATCTATCGGCTGAAAATGGTCAGTTCAACTTTGGCAACAATTTGCTTGATGAATTGCCATATGAGTGGGACGTGATTGAGGTCAACGAGAAAGGCGATGAGATCTAGGAATGAAAATTAAAATCAAGCACGCCATTGCCTATATTATTTTAGCGGTTTGGGCGGGTTTCATCATTTACGGATTAGCCAGTTTCCTTTGGGATTGGGTTGTTAAGCCTTTTATCGAATTCGGGATAGTTAAATCATTGATTATCTTGATCTTCGGAATTGGCGCAGGAACAGTTGTATGGTTCGTTTTTTGGTCAGGTGAAAAGCTGGTCAAGTGGTTACTAAAAGAATAGAGGCGGAGAAATGAAACGAGAGATGAAGTTCAGAGGTTTACCAACTTGCAAAGAAAAGGACGAGCTAGACTATATCAACTTTGATCGCGATGGTAACTTTGCCGTTGGCTTTTACGAGGACGGATACATCATTGGCAAGGTTGCTGACGCCAATGACGAGTATATTTACCCTGAATTTTGGGTAGCTGTTGATAGAAACACTGTTAGTCTGTACACCGGTCTTAAAGACAAGAACGGGCGGGAAATCTACGAAAACGATGTATTGCAATGCACATCATACACATATGGCAATGGGGAAACTGGTAAAACCAGTCTTTTAGTCAAATATGATGAAATGAGTGCTGGGTTCATCGCCGGCCCTTATATGTTAGGAAAACTGATGGATATTAGGAAATGCGAGGTCATCGGAAATATTTTTGAGAATCCGGAGCTACTGGAGGGAAAACAATGATTGCCGTCATCTTGCTCATCGCAGGTGCTGCAATGTGGATGTGGGCTAACTGGAAAACTAAGTAGTAGGAGGTGAATAATTTGGACAGTAAACGAGCACTGGCAGAAAACCTTAGGAAGAATATATACGATCTGAACATGACACAAGCCAAATATGCAAAAGAGATCGGAATACCCATCACCACGCTTCAATATGCAATATCTGGGAAGGGCAGTGTTTCACTCGACACTTTGGATAAAATCGCATATGGAGCGGGTATTGATCCATGGGAGCTTATTCGGCCTCATGAAAGCAAATAAAAAAGCGCGCCTGATGAAGGACGCGCTGGAGGCAGATTAAGCTAAGAGATGTAAGTAATGAATTTCGCCACAATAGAGGCTGCCTCCTTAATCAGTATAGCAAACACAAATATCGAAAGTACATTTAAAAGCATCAAAAAAGCGCGCCGGGTGTTGACGCGCTCTGGAGAACAGTGTGTGAATTGCACCAGGGTAATAATCATTTTGGAGTGGGCCTCCAAAGACAGTATAACAAAAAACCGCCGGATTAGCGACGGGTGGAAGACAGGGACTTTTATGCAATACATGGCTTTTGAATAATGGAACTTAAGCCACCATCTTCACAAACAGTATAACAAAAGCGCACCATTACGGCACGCTTATCCCCCAAACTTTTACAAATTTAATTATACCATAAGGAGTGGACGCAGTGGTGCGAGCAACGAGATATTTTAGCCCAATTGATCATGATAAAACAATTGAAAACGCCAAAGAGGTCTTGGGGAACTACTGGCATCACAAGCGGCTCGCTCAACGCACCAAAATAGCGCTCAGAAGTCCCGTGATGGACGGCATGCCCAAGTCACCTAGCTATGGCAACAAAGCCGAGGATAAGCTCGTGTCGCACGCTGACGAGCTGTATTATATAGCTTGCTGTGAAGGTGCTATTGAATCTCTGGATTCAGCGAATCATCGGCTTATACTAACAAGTTCTTACTTAACCAAACAATATAGTGACCAGCAAATAATGGACAAGCTGTTTTTATCAAAAGCCCAGTATTATCGAACAAAACGAGAAGCGCTAATCGCATTCGCTGAGATTTGTCCATTGGTTGAAATCGAGATGAGACCTTTAAACTGTTTTTCCGTCATATGATGGTATTGTGCCAAAGGTGAGAAACCTGAGACACCGCGTTTTTCCTCCGAGCCATGGTGATGATAAAGCTGTGGCAAGGCGTGGCAATGAGGACTGGCTGAGATAGTCAGGCGGGTTCGATTCCCACATGCCACATTGTCCAGTTTAGCGACCGGACACAGCTTGCGATGACCCCATCTGACACTGGGAGAGCGAGCAGCAGACATACGAAGCACAGATATCACCTCAATGTAGTATTCCAGTTCATACTGGGGTACTATTTTTTTGAGGNGATTAGGAATGAAACCGATTAACTTTAGGAAGAGCGAGCCAACGATCGAAGAACTGTCAGATAGGATTGACGCTTATAGCCGGCGCGCGAGTGAACTAATGAAGAGAAATCGACCATTAACGCGCGAAGACCTGACAGATGTTCGTGAGCTAAGGAAAAGTCTTGACAGCGAATATCACGAATACAATTTGTCTAGAAACGATTTTCTTCATGCTGGCCCAGGACTATATCACAGATACTATAAGTGGGTTCAGGATACCGTTCAGTATACGTCAGGCAGATTGACTAGCGACTTAGCTGTTAGTTTTCTTTCGGATGTAGGGTCAGCCACAATTATGTGGAAGGTGGATAAACGTTTTGCAGAAACAAAAAAGTCACACCATTTTTGATAACCTATTGTTGTGCGCAGATAAGCAACAGGCGCAAGCATACCAAGAACAGTGCCCAGAAATGCAGTGTCGTTCTATTAACGTAATAGCAAAAATGGATACCCTAAAGGTCCTTCATTTTGGAGTTTCTCCCGGCTTGTACACTCAGTGTCAATACGACGCAATCATGATGAAAAAGCTAAAGACCGTAACACGTATTCTGAACAATGCCGTGAGAGCAACGAGGAAATCCGTAGAAGACGCTTCGGCGTCTTTTTATTTACCCGAGCACTCCGCCAAACGGTGAGGTGCTATTTTTATACATAATTTCGGAGGTAAGAACATGAAACTATACTTGGTTGTATGTGAGACCGGGGACGCAGATCAATGGGAAGGCGGAACCGGAGAGGCCGATGCTGTATTTGCTACAACTGATAAAGCCAAGCTAGATGATTATCTGTCAACTAGAATTCATGGATATGACAACGTAGTCACAATGGAACTAGACAAGGAATACCCTGAAGGAACAAAATCCGCTAAGTGTCTTGCATCGTGGTGGGAAGAAGGGCCGTGTTATGACGACCCAATGGACATCTAATTTAAATTTTTAGGAGGCGAGTAGATGCAATGGACAGATGAACAAATCAGTGGCATTAGGAAGCTCGCCTCTGAAGGCTTTACCAGACGCGAGACAGCCGACAAGCTCGGAATTAGCTATGATGCGCTTCAAGGCAAAGCAAGACGGCTTGGTATCGAGTTCCAAAAGCCGCTAAAGAATGAATATGATTCAGACGGCACACAATCAAGTGAAACCATTCTAAAGGTTGTCAGGGGTCACAAAATGACGCCTAGAGAGGTTCTGGAAGCTCACGGGTATGATTACACCAAGTGGGAGCTTGTGCGTGCCACAAGCAACTTCTGGAAGCAGACGCCTGAAGCTACACTGTACCAGAGCAAGATACAAATCAGGCCGTTGGTTGAAGCAGAACAATACGAATCATTGATGAATGACATCATCACACACAAGGAGCCATACCAAGCTAAGGCTCCTATTTTTGTGGAATCAGATCGCTATCTGGTCATTCCTGCTTTCGACACACATTTCAACGGTCACACGTTTGATGTCTATGCCGAATCATTGAAGCGGCAGCTAGATATCATTCAACGCGGCCACTACGCCAAAATATTGCTCATTCTTGGCGGTGATCTTGCTCATGTGGATAATATCAACTCAACCACAGCAAAGGGCACACAGCTCGAAACAACTGACTTAGGCGAGACTGTGAACGAAATGGAGCAATACTTCGAGACGTTGATTGAAGCAATTATCAAGAACGCCAATGAGTGTGAGGTCATGTATTGTGCCGGAAATCATGATCCGTCAGTTGGGTATATGTTCGCACGTCTATTGAAACGTGCCTACAGCAACCAGCCGAACATCACTTGGGATATATCACTGAAGCATTACAAAGGTGCAATGTTAGGCCGCAACTTCATTGGTGCCACTCACGGAGACAAGGGCAAGAACAACTACCTTGCAAAATACCTAGATGAGTTTGGATTCATGCTAGGCACAGCACAGAATCGCGAACTGTTCACGGGGCATCTCCATTCAGAGATGAGCAAAGACCTAGGCGGATTCGTTCAGCGTCAAGTGTCAACGCGCAAGCCAACCGATCAGTGGACTGATGACATTGGCGTGGTTGCTCACAAAACGTTTGAGCTGGTCGAATACAGCGATCATGATACGAGGGCGATTTACTATGTTTAAAGAAGAACGTGAGAGTTGGAAAGATATTGAAGGATTTGAAGGCCTCTACCAAGTTAGCAATATGGGCAGAGTAAGAAGCCTTGAACGTGTAGACGCACAAGGACGACGCTTAAAAGGGAAGGTGATCGCCAGCTTTCCAAATAGAAACGGGTACCTCAAGGTCAATTTATATTGGGACAGAAGCATAAAGCAAGTGTTCATTCATCGCTTGGTAGCCGCAGCATTTTTAGACAATCCCGACAACTTGCCAGAAGTCAATCACATAGACGAGGACAAAGGCAACAACTTAGTTGAAAATCTTGAGTGGTGTACAGCGTTATATAATACCAATTACGGTACTCGCACCGAACGCGCGGCAAAGGCAAACGAGCGTCCAATCTATGCGGTAAGTGGATCGGGACATCGCTATTTCTTTGAAAGTGCCAGAAAAGCCGCGGAACTTCTTGGACTAGACCGAAGTGCTGTATCTAAGTGTCTTCGTGGCAAGCGCAAATATCACGGAGGTTTTTCCTTCGAGTTGGCGGTGTAAGTCATGTCAGGTATGAAACGTGTTAGCTATGGCTACGTTAGCCGCACGGAGCAAAAAATCATTGAAGAGCTATCAAGGGAAACAATACACGGAGGGAAACATATGCTCTCAAATAATACTAAAGGCCAAAGCAGGCAATTGTCTCACCGTCAGTTGCCTCCACCAGCACCAGTGCTACCAAAAATGGAAGGATCACTGCCAACTCGTGCCAATGCAACTAAGAAATACAAAGACAGTCTGATTGCTGATGTGAACGATGCCATTAATCAAGGAATTAATACTACATCCCCAATCTCAATTGGCGTTTCCAAGTACAATCCAGCAGTTGTTAATGAAGTAATCAGTTTGCTAACGAAATCAGGATGGGATGTTACTGGTATAAACATTGAAGGTATCGGTTCCTATTCGACAATCATAGTGTCTTAGGAGGAATTACACATGCTTAGAATATTGAAACGACTGAAAGAACACTTCTTAAGTAAAAAAGGAACCGATAAGATAACCGTTACGATTGATGCGAACACCGATCCACTTATGGCCAAACTTGACAAGATCAAGAACGCGGTCGAAAACATCAAGGCTGACGCGACACCGGAAGTTTCACCCACCTTAACTGCGTATGGTCTGTATGGTGTATCGATCGAAGGCGTTGAGCTACCAGATCATGCAGGATTCAGTGAATCATTCATTGCAGATCAAGACAAAGCACTGAACGACTTTCAGCAAAAGCAGGAGCAGTTATGGCAGCGCACAAGCACTCCGCATGTTCGTATCGAATTCGATGACATTAATGATGTGCCTTGTGTTTGGGTTGATGGCAAACGGATTGATAGATCAGATACAGGGCTCGTTAGCGTTTCACTTGACTGGCATACAAAAGATCCAGCGGCAACAGATCATGTTATCCAGGCGTATAAAATCGAATATTTAAAGGGGGATCACCGCGAAGGAATCGCTCAGGGGTCTGCGATGGGACCTGATCTCTTTAAGAATGATATCCATGCCCAGTAAGAAGCTTGCCTTTATAAATGGCAGACCACAATTAGTTGATGCCAATGCTCGTGTTAGATCGGAGGCGGATAGGCAGTACAACCGTGTGCGGAATGAGCAGCAGTCGGACTACCTTAAGTTCTATCACAGTAATGAATGGAAGCAGCTGCGTGAGCAGATATTGATTAGAGACAACAGTTTATGCCAACGCTGTGGCCTGCAAGCCTCATTAGTTGATCATATTGTTCCAAGCGAAGATGACTGGGAAGACCGCACGAACGCGGATAATCTGCAGGCTTTATGCAGGGACTGCCACTATTGGAAGACGAGACGTGAGACAACCAAGCGTAAGAAGGGACAGCATCGAGTCATGAAGATTACAGTAATCGTTGGCTATCCAGCAAGTGGCAAGTCAACGTACGTCAAGCGACATCAAGGACAGCATGACCTCGTCTTTGATTACGACCATCTCATGACGGCGTTAACAGGCCTGCCATTACATCAGGGCAATATAGACGCCAATGATTATGTGCAGCTAATCTATGAACTGATACTGCGCAAGCTTAAAGCAGAGCAGACCTTTGACCATGTATGGTTAGTCATGACATATCCAGATGAGAAGCTAGACACGTTGCTTGCTAGTCGAGAGGTCGAACATATACTCATCGACACTGACCGAGACACATGCATGCAGAGACTGTCTAAGCAAGGTCGAGATGTGAGTCAACTCATCAAAGCGATGAACAAACTTGACGAATTGAAATCACAAAACAAATTTAAAAAATTCAAAGAAATAAAAAATTAAAAAACAAATTTTCGATAATTTATCGGGCGACTTCACGGGCTGGAAACGGCTAGACCCCCCTTCCATTTTTATCGGGGGTTACATTTTTTGGAACGGAAGAACGGTCGGCCTCTTTTTTGCGCCCCAAATTGTAACGATTTTTAGGGGGTAGGGGGTAAAACTGACCCATTTTATATAGATATAAGGAGGTGAAGTGGAGAATGGCTGGAAAATACAAAGTGCTTCAAATGTCGAAGGGTGATCTGACCAAAGAACGGCAGGAAGCCAAGCTACATGCAGAATTGATGGCCAAAGATGGCATTCCAAAACTTCAGGTAACACCTCCTAATCATCTTGACCCAGTCGCAAAACAAGAATACAAGCGAATCATCGAGTCTTTGGGGACCTTACCACTTAGAAATCTCGATCGCGCCGAGTTGGAAAACTATTGTACATGGTATTCCGTTTATAAAAACACTTCGGTCAACATGAAGCTGGCTTTAAAGAATGGAGATCAAGATGAGTATTATGCATACGTTGGCATATTGAATAAAGCAACGGCAAATATTAAAAGTCTAGCCAGTGATCTTGGTCTTAATGTCAATAGCCGGATGCAGATGAGCATGCCTAAGACCGAAGCACAGAAGAACGATTCAATCATTGATACTTTTGGCTGACTGTGATGGAGGTGATGCTGGTTGTCAAAATTTAAGGATCCAATGCCTAATTTCATAAAACGTGTGCTGGACGGTCGTCTTATTACTTCTAAGGCAGTTAATCTCGCGGTGAAACGCCATCAAGAAGACTTGAAACGAACAGATTGGCGATGGCGTTATGATCCAAATCTAGCGGGAAAAGCTGTTAAATTTATGGAAATTCTGCCAGAACCAAAAAGTGGGAAACCACAACCGTTAGCACCGTTTCAGAAATTCATTATTGGCAGTATATATGGCTGGGTTGATAAAGATGATCCAAATATAAGGCGATTTACCGATGTGTTCATTTCGATGGCACGAAAAAACGGTAAGTCGCTTTTGATTTCTGGCGTCATTCTTTATGAGTTTCTGTTCGGAAAGAATCCAGCCAACAGTCGACAGCTTTATACTGCTGCAAATGATAGAAATCAGGCCGGCATTGTCTTCAAAATGGTCAAAAAGAGGCTCGAAGCATTGCGGCAAAAAGATCCTGGCATTAAGAGAATGTCCAAAATTAACCGTGATGAAATCATTAATCTTGATGATGGGTCAACGATTCGGCCTTTTTCTCGTGATGCAGGACTTGTCGATGGTTATGAACCGCATGTTGCCGTTGTTGACGAATATGCAAATGCTAAAACAACCGATATGTTAGAAACATTAGCATCAGGGCAAGTTTTATTGCCGAGCTATTTAACTTTCATCATTTCGACAGCTGGTTTCGATATGAATGTACCAATGTTTCAGCAAAATTATCCTTATGCCAAAAAAGTGTTGTCCGGCGAAGAAATAGCTGATCGTTACTTTGCTTTCATTGCGGAGCAAGACAGTGTTCAAGAGATTGAAGATCCGCATACATGGATAAAGTCTAATCCTTTACTTGACGTTGACGTTGTCCACGATCAAATTACCGACTACCTGACAACTAAGCTGACACAGGCACGTGCTGATGGCAGTCTAAACGCTAAATTAGTCAAAAACTTCAATATTTGGCGACAAGCTACAGAAGACAGTTATTTAGATTTCGATGCTTGGAAAGCGGCAGAGCTGACCGACAAGCCCGATATTCGCGGGCAAAGAGCATGGATTGGAATTGATGTCGGTCGTACAAGCGATCTATTCGCTATTTCTTGGCTGATTCCCCAGGAGGGCTGGTGGTGGCTTGATGGTTATGCATTTGTTGCTTCAAAAGGTGGCATCGATAACAAAATCAAGACAGATCGGATTGACTACTTGGCTGCTGAACAACACGGCGAAGGCGAGATCAGCAGCTTAGAGTCAGGTATCATCGACAACGATCGGGTATATGAATGGCTCGAAGACTTCATTGAACGCAATGACATAGATGTTCAAGGAATCATGTACGACCCTTATCAATTTGGACCAATGCTAACGGCAATTGAGAAGAATCATCCTGAGTGGCCGATGGTACAGGTGCGACAAGGAACACTGACACTGTCAATGCCAACTAAGCAGTTCCGCGATGATGTTATAGGCGGTCGCATAAAGCATTCAGATAATCGCATTATGCAGGCCGCCGCAATGAACGCGGTTCTAATGTCTGACAACAACGGCGTCCGTATTAATAAGAATAAGTATGCTAACAAAATAGACATGATTGATGCCACGCTTGATGCTTATGCCATCGCTTTTAAGGAAGACTTGGACAACTATTTGGACGACGACCGTGTGTTTAGTGACGACTTTGGCTTTTAGGAGGTGAGAACGTGAATGGAAAACTAGCTAACTTTTTCAGAATTCTTGGCGCAAATATGGCTGGAATTGCCACTGTTTTAGGCTTCATTTTAGCTGGATATGGGGCTTTTTTGATCAATAGGCCTACTGGATTCATGGTTTGCGGCGGATTGTTGTTTGTTCTCGCCTTTATTCTGCTGCTTCCTGATAACGAAGGGAGGTGAGATGAATGAAGCTATTTCGAGGATTGGCAACCGAAGTGGACCCTCACTGGGCAGATCAGTTGCTTGATTCTGGGGTAATTCCATCATTTCGAGGTGGGTATCTTGGCATTTCTGCCTTACGGAACTCTGACGTGCTTACGGCTGTATCGATTGTTTCAGGTGATGTTAGTCGTTTTCCGCTAGTAATCACGGACAGCTCAACCGATGAGGTTGTTGACCTAGCCAATATTGAATACTTGATGAATACAAAGGTAAACAAGCGGCTGTCGGCTTATCAGTGGAAATTTTCCATGATGGTCAATGCAATTTTGACTGGCAATGCTTATTCGCGTATTGTGCGCGATCCGATAACCAACGAACCAGCTATGTTTGAGTTCTATGCCCCATCACAGACGCAGGTGGACACAAGCGACCCCGATAACATCATCTACCGTTTCACGCCTTACAACTCTAGTATGCAAAAAATATGTGGATTTGAGGACGTCATTCACTGGAAGTTTTTCTCATACGACACAATCATGGGGCGCTCACCGCTGTTGTCGCTTGGTGATGAGATTGGACTGCAGGAGTCAGGTGTTTCAACGTTACAGAAGTTCTTCAAGAGTGGTTTGAAAGGCTCAATACTCAAGGCAAAAGCAAGCAGCCTGTCAGCAGAGGCGCGACGCAAGATTCGTGAAGATTTTGAAAGGGCACAGGCAGGTGCTGATGCTGGATCGCCAATTATAGTTGACGCAACGATGGATTATCAGCCGTTGGAAGTTGATACTAACGTTCTTAATCTGATTAACAGCAATAACTATTCAACAGCGCAGATTGCGAAGGCTTTACGGGTGCCAGCGTATCGATTAGCCCAAAATAGTCCTAACCAGTCTGTTAAACAGCTTGCTGATGACTATATTCGCAATGATCTTCCATTTTACTTTGAACCGATTACAAGTGAGTTTGAACTAAAGCTGCTTGATGACGCGCAACGGCACCAATATTGCATAGGATTCGACACAAAATCAGTAAACGGATTGCCAATTGCTGACGTAAATACAGCAGTTAATGGCGGACTGTGGACTGGAAACGAGGGACGTGCGGAGCTTGGAAAGAAACCGTTAAAAGACCCGAACATGGATCGTATTCAGTCGACACTTAACACAGTGTTCCTTGATCAAAAGGAAGCTTATCAAGCTGAGCATGCAGCAGAATTGAAGGGAGGTGATACTAATGCCAAAGGAAATCAGAATGGCAGCGGCACCAATGCAAATTCGTGATGGTGATGATGATCATCCTGCCGTTATTGAGGGCTATGCATTAAAATTCAATCGAAAATCTGATCCAATGGGATTCGGTGACTATTCTTTTAGAGAGCAAATTGACCCTCATGCCTTAGATAATGCTGACATGAGTAATGTAGTTGCGCTTTTCAACCATGATCAGAACCAAGTGTTAGGACGAACTGGTATCAATTTGCAGCTATCAGTTGATGACACAGGGCTGAAATACACGCTGACGCCTCCGGACACGCAGCTTGGCCGTGACTTGCTGGAAAACGTTCGTCAGGGAATCATCAGTCAGTCGAGCTTTGCATTTACAATTCCTGATGATACCGATGCTCAAAAATGGACTCGTGATGGGGATGCTGAGGCTCCATACAATCGCTTGATTAGATCAATTGATCATATATATGATGTCTCTCCAGTAACCACGCCAGCATATCCGGATACTGAGGTAAAGGTCGGAGCACGATCGTTGGAACAGATAAAAGCGCTAGATCAGCCGCCAGAATGGGAACTTAAGCGGCATAAGATGCTTTATCAATTGAATAAAGAGGACTTGCTCAAAGGCATCGAATAATCGGTGCCTATTTTTATACAAAAAATAAGGAGGGTCACTAGATGACTTTAGATGAAAAATTAGCTGCTGTTAAAAAGCAACTTGATGAAAAGCGTTCAGCGTTGCCAGCTATGAAGACAGAACTTCGTTCTTTACTTGAAGGTGAAGATTCCGAGGAAAACCTGAAGAAGGCAGAAGGCGTTCGTGCCAAGTATGATAAAGCTGGCAAAGAGATCAAAGATCTTGAAGAAAAACGTGACTTATACGAGGCTGCGTTGAAAGGCAATGAACAGCCGAGTGGCAAGAAGCCCGATCATCCGGAAGAGCATAGCTATCGCGATGCACTGAATGCTTATTTGCATACTCGTGGTCGTAATACTGATGGCGTCAATTTTGAAAAGACAGAAGCTGGTGAATTTGCAATTTTTCGTGGCAGTCCTACCGATGCCAGTGATGCTGTAAATGCAGGTGTTAAGTCAGCAGATGCGGCCGCGACCATTCCGGAAACCATTAGCAACAACCCGCAACGTGAATTGCAGACTGTTGTTGATCTGAAACCTTTCACGAACGTATTCCAAGCCTCCACACAAAAGGGCACTTACCCAACAGTTGCAAATGCTACAACCAAGATGGCTACTGTTGCCGAGTTGGAAAAGAACCCAGCAATGGCAAAACCGAACTTCAAATCGATCGACTGGTCTGTTGAAACGTATCGTCAGGCTCTTCCAGTTTCACAGGAATCTATTGACGACTCCGCAATTGATTTGGTTGGCCTGATTGCCCAGAACGCACAACAAATTAAGGTCAATACGACTAACAGTGCCGTTGCAACTCTGCTGAAAGGCTTCACTGCCAAGACGATCTCTAGTGTTGATGATTTGAAGCATATTAATAACGTTGATTTAGACCCTGCGTATTCTCGTGTAATTATTGCTTCACAGAGTTTCTACAATTTCTTGGACACAGTTAAAGATGGCAATGGCCGCTACTTGCTGCAAGACAGTATCTTGACCCCGTCTGGCAAGAGCGTTCTTGGCATGCCGATTGCTGTTGTGTCTGACGACACGTTGGGGGCAGCAGGCGAAGCACATGCCTTTTTGGGCGACATCAAGCGGGCAATTCTGTTTGCTAACCGCGCAGACTTCATGGTGCGTTGGACTGATGACCAGATTCACGGCCAATTCTTACAAGCTGGTATGCGCTTTGGTGTAGCTGTTGCTGATCAAAAAGCTGGATACTTCCTCACATACACCCCAAAAAAGTAACGCCTGACGGAGTGACTTTGAGCCAGAAAACGCTCACGGGTGCTGTCGGTTCCACAAAAGACATCACGGTGACAGTCACTCCTGATGGCGCTCCTCAAGAAGTTAAAGCTGTGTCGAGCAATGAAAAAGTCGCTACGGTTGTTAAGAAGTCCGATGGTGTCTACACTATTACCAATCTGACAGAGGGCACAGCGCCAATCACATTTAGCACTAATGGCATCAGCTCAACGCTTGCTGTTACTGTTAACGCCGGGTAGGTGACCACTATTGAAAGATACTACGCTTGACAAAAGCCCGCTGACTGATGAACAGTTTCAGGTTTTGAAAATGTACTTGAAAGTTGATCAGATAATCGAAGACCCAATGATTATGCAACTGGTGCATGACGCTTGTGGTGAAATCAGTTCGGCTATTAGTTTTGGATCAAAGCCGGAACAATTTCTAATCAATCCAGAAACTCGGGATCGTTTCTTCACAGCGCTCATGAAGCAAGTGAAGGAAGACTATGACTACCGAGGTATGGGTGCTGAAGTCATGCGCTTTCCGTTGCAAACATCAACCACAAATATCATCAATCAGCTTCGCTCAGAATTGCCGGAAGAGGATGGTGATTCTGATGCGGACTAATCGAATGACTGAAAGAATTGCGTTCGTCAGCTATGAGTCAAAAAAGGTTAACGGAGTTCCGGTTGATGGTGTGCTCGTTAAGCATATGACGGTTTGGGCGGAAGTTCCTAAGGTGCCAATCAGAGAAGCAAATGATCCACAGACGAAGTTGGGCACTCGCAAAGACAGCCCGACTTTTTTAGTGCGATTTTTGACCGCAGAGGAAATCCAACCAACTTGGCGAATTCAGTGGCGTGGGAAGGAATATCAAATCACGGGTCTTGATCCTGATTACGAGAGGCGCGATCTGACAACGATTACGGCAAAGGTGGTGAGCTGATGGGCGTAAAAGTCACAGGGGATGCTGAACTGCTTGCTAATCTTAACAAGCTCCAATTTGGGGTTGCAAAAGAAGCTCGAGCGGCTGTCCGAGATGGCGCACAAAAGTTTGCCGACAGGCTAAAAAGCAAAACGCCTGAGTGGACCGGTGAAACTGATATGAGCGGACATCTGAAAGATGACATCAAGCTTTCAAGTGTCCGTGAAACGAGCGGTTTAACAGAAGTAGACGTTGGATATGGTAAAGATACCGGCTGGCGTGCTCACTTTCCAAACTCGGGGACCTCAATGCAGGACCCGCAACATTTCATTGAGGAAACTCAAGAAGTCATGCGGCCAGTTGTTATCGCTGCTTTCCTAAGCCACTTGAAGGAAGGCGGGATGTAATGGCACCTGAAAAACGTGTTTATGACATCCTGTCAGCCAATTTGGATATTGCTGACAAGGTGTATATAGGCACTCCAGACTTCAATAACCAGACTAGCGCAACTCCCGAGAGTCTAGCCCCATGGGTAAGAATCACTTCTTTGCCCGGTGATACTGCTGACTATGCTGACGATTCTAGGATTCTAGAGTATCCGAAAGTACAAGTAGATTTTTGGGTGGATAAAACAGACTGGGATCAACAAGAAAAAATAGAAACACAGATATATCAAGCACTACATGCGGCTGGCTGGGAAAGGTATTATCGCAACTCCTACGTTGATGGTGATACCTCAGCCCTTCGCATGACAACAGGATACTTTCAGTTTCAAGGACTGCCGATTGGCTAGCCCTTTTCATTTTCCTAAAGGAGGATTTTAAATATGGCAGATACTGGTGCAACAACTAATAAGAAGTTAGCAAAATTTGGGGCTTCGGCCTTTGAATACGGGGTTGTCGGTGAAGACGACTTTGTACAAAAAACACGAAAGATTCAAGGTTTATCTAGTGTGAAATTGGATATTAAAACAGAGCAAAAGACGCTGTCCGCTGATGATGGCCCGTACTTGATTCTTTCTGGTGGCATCACAGAAGCAACCGAAACAATCGAAATGTACGATGTTGATTCCACTATGAAGTCTGATTTATTTGGTATTAAGGTTGTTAATGGGGTTGAAGTATATCCAAAGAATCTTAGCCCTAATTACGTCGCAACTTTGTTCCGCACGAAGCTTTCAAATGGCAAGTACGTTTGGGTTGGTATGCTCAAGGGAATGTTCTCACTTCCGGGCGTTGATACCAAGACTGTTGACGGTACACCAGATCCGAGTGCTGACAGCATCGAAGGCTCATTTATTCCTCGTGGTGACCAAGACACTGGCAATGTTGTGTTGATTGGTCGTGAAGACAACGATGGATTCAAATTTGATACCTTCCACGGCTATGTATTCCCTAAGGAAGCTAAAGACGCCACTATTTCCGCAGTTGGTGTCGGTGTCTAAAAAGTGTAAGTTGATCCGGCTAATGCCGTGAATAAACAAGTTACTTTCAAAACGTCAGATCCCACAGTTGTCACCGTTTCCAGTGATGGAACTGTGGCTTAGCAATGAACTCGTCGCCTTGTAAATGCACAATACGCGAACAGCGGGCGGCTTATACCTAAGGAGATTAAGCATGGCATATCAAATTAAACTAAATATCAAAGGCGAAACGTGCGTATTCACACGAAATGGAGAGCCAACATTACGTGATACTACGAACGCCTTGAAAGTGCAGCAACAACAGCTGCGCATGCTAAACCGTAAAGATGGCCCTTCAAACGATGATTACGACGAGAACGAGAAAAACTTAGCCAAATTTGCGGTTGATTTCTGGAAAAACCAGTTTACTACCGATGATGTTATTGATGGCTCTTCGATTTCTTTGAAATCGCTGGATTCAATCAATGATGCCATTGGCGATTCTCTAAGCGATGGCGAAGAGGATAAGAAGGACACAGCAAAAAAATCACCGAAGCGGACGTCAAAGAAGCCATTAGCAACCTTGACGACTTCTACAAAGCAAGGCTCTCTGAAGGCTACCGATTAGCTGACGTTGATGCTATGACGCTCCGCGATATTGAAAAACTTAATCAGATTTACGAGGAACGGGAGACCACGATCGACAAGGCCTTTCCGTTCCTTTTCTAGTTCTATGAAAGGAGGTAAAACATGTTAGGAAATCTCGGACAAATTGCGGCTACCGTAAGTTTGAACATTGATCCGTTTCAAGTAAGCCAGCGAGTTTTGAATTCTTCAATTAAAGCAACTGCCGCTGAGTTGCGGGCTCAAGATGCTGCGTTTAAGGGATCTGAAAAGTCTATCAACAACATGCGCTCAACCTATGACACATTGAGCCGCCAGTCTAAGAACTACCAAGCTCAGCTTCAGAAACAACGAGAACAGTATGATGAAAATTCGAAAGCGGTTGAAAAACTTAATAAAAGTGAGACTGCATCGCAGGAAGAAATTAATCGTGCTACAAAGCTGCAAGCTAATGCTGCATCACAGTATAATCGGACTGCTGCCGCTGCTGCTCAAAATGAAAATCGAATGGCGGCCTTACGCAAAGAGATTGCGCTGCAAAGTGACGGCTGGACTAAAGTATCAAACGGTGCATCAAAGTTTGCTACAGCCACAGGGAACATTGGGTCTAAGCTCACCGGATTCGGTTCTAAGATGACGGCAGCTGTCACTGCGCCATTAGCTGTTGGTTTTGCAGCAGCAGCTAAGTCAGCCATTGATTTCAACAGTCAGATTGATGCTATTGGCCCGCTGCTGACAAATGGTGCAGCCGTTACTGGAAAGTTCAAAGCACAACTTAACGAAATGGCTGATGCTTCCAAAAAGTGGTCAGTTCAATATGGTATTTCAACTACTCAGATTAACCAAGGACTGGCTGATTTAGTCCGTGCTGGTTATGACGCCAATCAGTCTATGAAAATGATGCCGGATATCTTGGACGCATCACGCGCATCTGGTGACGATTTCAACACCACGATGGACGTGGTTACGTCTACAATGACACAATTCAACGTTAAAGCTGGCAATGTTTCTAAAGTGACTGATGCCATGACTTATGCAGCTAATGCAACCAAGTCTGGTTTTGGCGACATGGGCGAAGCGATGCAGTACACTGGGCAATCAGCAAATGCTGCGGGCATCTCACTGAATGAAACCGTGGCGGCAATTGGCTTGCTGTCAAATGCAGGCCTGCAAGGATCAATGGCTGGTACAGCGTTCAATGCAATGCTACAAAAGCTGGCGGGAGCGTCCGAAAAAGCTGATTCGCCAATGTCTGCTCTTGGTGTAAATGTAACAGCATTTAAAAAAGGCACAATCGGTTTGCCAGAAGTTATTGATCAGGTCACACAAAAGACCAAAGGCATGTCCGATGCTCAAAAGGTTGCCGCAGTTAATGCCGCATTTGGCGAGCGCGGTGGCCGTGCAATGCTCGCTTTGATGAACCAAGGCAGCTCTGCACTGGTTGACTTGACTAATAAAACTGCTAGTGCTGCTGGCGCAACTAAAAAAGTGTCTGATGCCATGGGGAATACTGCTGCCGCAAACTTCAACAAACTTAAGAGCTCGATTCAAGTTCTTGGTATCGAAATTGGCCAGAATTTGCTGCCGGCATTGACGCCAATGATTAAAACTGCAACACAGATGGTACAAGCGTTTGGAAAGTTAGACTCGGGCACACAGCAGTCAATCGTCAAGTTTGCACTGTTTGCAGCAGTTATTGGTCCTGTCAGCTCTTCCCTTGGCGGTATGTTCAACATCCTTAAGGGCGGTTATACGATATTTGCCTCCGTAACTGGTGGAATTGGGCGAGCAGCCACGGCTGCAAAACTCGGTGGAACTGCAATGGATGTGCTCAAGTCTGGGTTTAGTAAGACAGCTTTTGAAGCACTGAAGGTTGCGCCTGCAGCGGCTGCGGCAGCAGATGGTGCTTCTGGAATGGGAGCGGCCATGGGCGGAGCTGCAGCTAGCGGAACAGGATTGCTAGCAGCGTTGGGGCCAATCGTCCCAGTTGTTTTAGGTGTGACAGCAGTCGTCGGTGCCGGTGTAGCCATCTGGGAATTGTGGGGCAAAAAGGCTCTTGAGTCTGCTGACAGAACTTCACGATGGGGTACTGATATTGGTGCCGATGCCGACCGATCCGCTTCCAAAATGAAAGATGCCTCTGGGGCAATTTCTGGTGCTTTTGATGATACAAACCACACAGTCGAGCAAAATAGCAAAACCATCAAAAAAGGCTTTGATGACATTACAAAGGCTGCTAAGAAATCTTCTGACCAAACACTATCTGCCTTAAAAAAGCTTGCCAATGAAGTTGGCGGGTCCGCTGCCAAAGCTATTAGGCAGGAAGCCATGGAAACTAAAGCTGCTGATGATAAGCATATCAAGCAACTGGAAGAAAACGCTAAAAAAGCTACGTCAATTACAGAATCTGCCAGCAAAGCACATGTAGAGCTAACACGTGATCAGATTCAGGTGCTGGACAATCTGCGTAAGAGCAGTGCTTCTGAAGCAGTCAAAACGCTTAGAATTTCTGGAACTCAGCAAGCTAACGTATTGAAAGCCATCAATGGCGAAAAAATACGCCTGAGTCAGTCCGCTGCTAAGGAACAGTACAGTCAGATGCAGCAGGCATTTGCCAATGAACTTGATACTAATGGGCGACATTATGCTGCGATTAAAAATTCATCTGAAATGAGCACCTCTGATAAAAATCGGGCTATTGAAGCGCTAGAAAAAGATCATCAAGATAAAATGAAAGTCATCTATGCCGGTGCAATTCAGGCTATGAAAGCACAAGGGCTTTCAAGCAAGACGATTCAGCAACAACTTCAAACCGAGTTTGGTGCGACCGCTTCTCAAGCCAAAAAGGCGATGAATGCCTATTCCGATGCGATGAGCAAGGGGGTTAAGGACACAAAGCAGTTTGCCGCCGCTGTATCAGATGGAATGAGCAAGAACGTCAAGAAAGCTGGCAACGATTGGAACAAGCTAGTTCTTGATCCAAAAACAGGCAAAGTTATCACGAATCTTCCGGAGGTGTTGCACGATACAGCTAATACCAAAGAAGGGTGGAAGCGTCTAACCTTTGACTTAAAAAATGCAAAGATTAGCACTAATGCAAAAGAAACAATTGCCATAGCACTGGCATCAACTGATAAGTGGAATTCGCTTAGCGTCGATGAGAAGAACGCAATCATCAAAGAGACTGGCCGAAAAGATTTGGCTGATCTTATGAAGCGCATGGTTTCTTGGAATGATTTAACGCTTGAACAGCAGCAGGCGGTTGTCAAAGGAGACTATGCACCGCTGGTTGACGCGATTATTCAAGCTGGTACATGGAATCAACTAGATGTGGAAGACAAGCAAGTCTTGGTAAAAGACAAGGCTAACATTCCGTTGGTTGATGCGCTCGTTAATTCTGGTCGGTGGAACAAGCTTGACCTCAAGACTCAAAATGCGCTTCTACAAGCAAAGGGCAAAAAAGATTTAGAAGATGTTTTGTTCAATATGGGGCTTTGGAACAGCCTCGACATGAATGAGAAATATGCCCAACTAAAGGCAATAGGTAAAACGGATTTAGCTGACATGATTGATCAGCTAGGACTGTGGGACACTATCACTCCTAAGCAAATGGAGGCTGCAGTTAAAGGGGACTACAGTCAACTAACGGCGGCAATTGATCAGGTTCATGGCTGGAATCAACTTGATACAAAGCAATTAGAGGCAATAGTTCAGGATAAAGCAACTGTTCCGCTGATTCAGGCAATGATTCAAAATCAAAAGTGGAATGGCCTTTCGGTTGAAGAAAAGAATGCAATCCTGAAAACTAAAGGCATGCCAGAATTAGCTGACATGGTTGTCAAATATGGCTCATTTGATAGTTTACCGGATTCGACAAAACGATTGTTGATAAATGATGACGATGCCAGGCAAAAGCTGATTGCTGCTGGAGTCAACATGGATAAATATAATGTCGATGTTAATCCCGATGCCAAAATTTTAAAGGGAGATAGCAATCCACTATTAGCCGAAACAATTAAAGCCAAAGAAGTAATCGCTGACTATGCAACCGTGTTACCTGATAAAAAGCAGTTCGGCGGAAACTCTAGCGGCGTTACCAATGCAGCCAAATCTGGCGAAGGAAGCATCGGGCATTACGATACAGTTCTTCCGGGACTTAAGCTGTTTATCGGTGATTCAAGCAGCGTGACAAATCATGCTGAAAAAGGTAAGGGCGAAGTCAACAGTTTCAATGGAACTAACCCATCAATGCGTCACTTCATGGGTAATGCTTCAAGCGTTGTGGGGGCTGCCGGATCTGGTAAAAACAGTATCGGAAGTTTTAATGGAACAAATCCGGGAGATAAATATTTCAAAGGCCATGATAATACGACAGGACCGGCAAGTGCCGCCAAACGTGCAGTTAGCGCATTTGGTGGTAATGAAGTCATCACGAAGACTTTCAATTTTGTGGCTCATATTTCGAGCAGTATTCGGAAGCTTCTTCACTTGCAGCACGGAACTAATGATCTCCGAACGAGTTCACTGGCGATGGTCAATGATGCCCCTGGATCTAATTACCAAGAACCGATCATCACACCTGGCGGCAACATGTTTATGTTCAAAGAACGAAATGTGGTTTTTCCGCTTGCTCGTCACTCAATGGTTATTCCTGCTGATAAGGCTCGTCGAATGAACATTCCACGTTTTGCTGGTGGCACCACAGACTTCGGAGGCGCTGCTAATAGAATAAACCAATTGAATCCGCAAACCTTTGTTACCAGCATTTCTAGTGGTAGCAATAGTCGTGTTGAGGATTTGCTAGCAAGACTGATCGAATTAACAACTTATCAGATTAGTAACCCGTCTGTTCCTGAAGGCAAGGTTGTTCTCGACAATGGGCGTGAAGTAGGACGGTGGCTGTATCCAACAATAAATAAATTGAAAAACAGAGACACCATTATGAGTAATAGAAGAAGGGGGATTTTCTAAGTGGCAAATTTAATATTTGGAGGTCATAAGATTGGCAGTTCCTCTCTTCAGTTTAGTGCGGCCCGCGGCGTTTTTTCTGAAGTTGATAATACAACCCAGTCTGTCGGTGCATCAGACGGAGAAATGCTGGTTCGAAGCCACCTTAAGTCTAGAATCATTCCAGTGACTTATGATTTTGTGGCGCTATCTCGTCGTGAATTTGAACGACAGTTAGCGCCACTACTTTATAGCACGGATGTTCAGAAGCTAATCATTGATGATCGCCCTGATGAATTTTGGTATGCAAAAGTTGACGGTAAGATTGATATGGACCGGGCTTATTTTCTTGGCACTGGTACTATTAATTTTCTTGTTCCCGATGGCATTGCGCACTCGGTAGCCACGAAGACGGCTGACAACATGCCATACAAGGACGTACCAATGAATTTGTACACCGATACTCGTGATTTTGATAATCCTAATGCTTGGATTAACTGGCCATCTTGGTATAAAACTGGAGAAAAATTCAATGGCCTAACAGTCATGGGAACGAAAAATGACTGGAACGGACTAGGACAAACTATACAGGCTAAGAAAGGTGATATTTATACCTTCTCACTTTACGCAAGATACCAAAGTGGGACTGGTAATTCTAATATTTACTTTTTAGCTACTGGACAGAATAATGTTGATCCTTTTACCGTAAAGGTTTCTTTAAATGAAACATGGCAAAGGGTAACAGGAACTTTTACAATAACCGCTGATGGCCCAATACAACCTCGTATTGAAAGAACCCCTGACAATACTAATGCGTTACTCATTGCTGGTCCTAAACCTGAACGAGGCACCACTGCTTCTCCATGGTCGCCTAACCCAGCGGATCCTGAATACTATTACGACACCATCACAGTGCCTAATGCTGGGACATATCCATCTGAACCAGTTATCACGGCTACTATCAACGGTGATGACGGCGTACTAACTGCTATTAATGATCAGGGCAGTGTGCTACAGTTCGGCTCTCCCGATGAGACTGATGGTTTTGTGAAGCAAAAGTCTGAACGCGTTTATCATCTCGATTTCAATCAGACACCGACAGGGGTAACCCTCAATAAGGGGGTTACGGCTTTTCCTTACTATGAGCATGGCAATAATGCCAACGTACAGTCGGGACCGTTTGGATATAAAGATGGTATTGCTTACCCGTCCACTGAACGAACGGCTGGTAATTACTGGAATGGGCCTTCAATGAGCGGCACCATTCCACCAAATTCATATGGCTCTAACACGGCTAATTTTCAGTTTGTCAATCGTGTCAATGTTGATACGAGCGGTCCTGAAGTCGGTCGGTTTGAGTTCAACTTGACGTACAAAGGCAAGATAGTTGCCTCACTCGCATTGTTTGATGACAGCCCAGCAAATGACCAGCTTGTCTTTTCGGGAACCCTTTTTGATGGCAAGGATGCCAAAATGGTTTTCTTCGATCTATTGCCACGAAATTACTATCGTGGGGGCAACTACAATGCCGTGATAACCAAAATGGGTAACAAGCTAACCTTTCGCTTAGATCGTCTTGATTTAGGTGATGGTGGTATTGAGCCAGTTGACATAGGGGGCTTCCCTGCCATGCCAATTGACGGTTGGACAGCTTGGTTCCCCGGATTTTCCGATCAACGTGGTTGGTCAATTAACTGGCAAGACAGCTACTTTGAGTGGATCAACGTTGATTACTGGGATGATATTCCTAACCGCTTCAAAGACGGGGACGTTGTGAAAATTGATGTTGCTAATCGACGTGTTCTTGTCAATGGTGCAGAAGATCGGACACTGCAAACAATCGGCAATGATTGGGGCGGCTTCAAAATTCAGCCCGGAAATAACACCATTGAATTGCTCACATCAAGCTGGGCAAAGCAGTGTAAGGCTGAAGTATCTTGGCAGGAGGCATGGCTATGAAAGATTTTTATTTTGTGGATAGATCATGGCATCTGCTAGGGACTGCAACTGCTGGCGGTGGTGGGAAAATCCACATTGTCGATGATACTGATGATCAGCTTATCTCAGCAGGTGCTCGCACCTATTCAGGANCCATTCTGTTCACCCCTGAACTGTCTTCTAAGGTTCAAACGATGGCAGCACGTGGCAATTACATTTTGTATATGGATGAGCGCAATAAAGCAGTCTTTATGACAATTATGGAATCAAGTCATGATCCGCTTGCTGGTGAGGAGACATTCACTGCTGAAGATGCTGGTATTGATTTGATTAACGAGACCGTTGGTCCCTATAAAGCTCAACAAGCAATGGGTATCGCCGACTATATTAGCCTATTCACGAATGACTCGGGTTTCGAAATCGGTCTTAACGAGATCCCTAATTTGAAGCGAACGCTTGAATGGACTGGCGAGTCTGACACCACTTTAAATCGNATTCTATCTGTTGCGACTCAGTTTGATAATGCTGAACTAGACTTTAGCTTCGATGTGTCTGGAACAACGGTTGTGCGCCGCTTAATCAACATTCATAAGCGCATAGGTGCTGATAGAAACATCACNCTGTATGTNGATAAAGACATCAATAANATTGTGACGTCCGGCAGTATTTATGATCTCTATACGGCCGTCACACCGACAGGGGGTACGCCTGAAAGCAAAGATGGCGAGACCACTGATCAACAGCCAATCACGCTTCAAGGTTATCAGTGGACAGATCCCGATGGTCGTTACGTGTTAACGAAAGAAGGTGTTTTGCTTGACCCGGTAGCCAACCAAACATGGAGCAGACTTTTAGCTAAGGGTGGTGCACCGAGTATCAATGCAGCGTATATCAATCGTGTTGTCACTTATACGGCTACTTCGCAAGCGACCTTGCTTCAGTCTGCACTCTCTGATCTTAAGACTCACAATCATGAAGCAGTCAATTACGAGACCGACATTGCTGTGCTGCCACAAAACATCAACATTGGTGACACAATTCATTTAGCTGACGAGGATGAACACTTGTATCTGTCGGCTCGCTTGCTCGAGCTCAAATCAAGCTATTCGATGGATACACACACAGCAACTTTGGGAGACTACCTTATTGAACATGATCAGGTAGCAGCCCAATATCGGCAACTTGCTGAACAAATTAAGAATATTCCCAAAACAATCCAATACTATCCGTGGCTTCGCTACGCTGATGACGATCAAGGGACAAACATGAGTGCTTTGCCAGCTGGCAAGAAGTATATGGCGGTTGTATACAGCAACAAGTCATCCGTTCCAAGTGACAATCCGGCTGATTACGCCGGCAAGTGGGCATTGATTCAGGGACCAAAAGGTGACAATGGTGTGGGTGTCCCGGGCCCTAAGGGTGTAGATGGCCGTACAAGCTATTTCCACACTGCTTGGGCGAATGATGTAAGTGGTCAAAGTGGGTTCACGGTATCCGGTGGTGATGGCAAAAAGTATATTGGTACGTACAGCGATTTTACACAAGCTGATAGCACCAATCCGGCTGATTACAATTGGGCACTGTTCAAAGGTGATACTGGAGAACCTGGCCCTAAAGGCGATCCCGGAAGCAAAGACGTGCCTTATCCATATGTACAATTGTCGGCCCCAGTAAGCCCAAAAAAAGGTGATACTTGGTGGCACGGTACAAGCTTAAAGGACTCAACAGCCGTTCAGCACTATGACGGATCTAAGTGGGTAGATGACGGGATTGGTGAAGCAGTTTTGTTCATCAAAGAACTCAACTCAATTATTCTTAACTCCGCGCAAATTAATTCGCCTAATATTAACGTTCCTTTCCAACATGTGAGCATTGCGGGTTCTGGAATATTATCTAGTGGTGTTCTTACGCTCAATGGTGCCTCGTATGTCATTACCGGTAATATTGAAGATGCTAATGGAAATCCAAATGGTCAAAAGTACCATACCGAAGTAAATCCAGATGGATTAATGTCATACATTACGCAGACAGACGGAACAACACAAATGCATACCAGCAGGATTTCAATGGGTGTTCTCGAACTAACAGATCTAGTTAGCGGCCTGGGTAATTCTGCCAAATACATTACTTCCACTTTTAATGCGCATGATGCCGTTGACTATTATCATGTTGATGCTGGGCTAGAGACAGATAATGCCAAAAACATCAATATCACATATAGTCGTCATGGTAGCCTTGTTAATGTGGGATTTGATTTCGACATGAAGGACAATAACGCCTGGAAAAAACTAGCAGATATTCGTCCGGGATATAAACCATTTGGTAAGATTTGGGCACAATCAATTGGTAATACAGATGTTAGAGGTGCCGTTGCCGTTGTTTATGCCCAATCAGGTGGCTGGTACATGTTTCCAAGCTTAGGCAATATCAACAACTATCATGGGACTTTCACATTTACGACCCAAGATGACTATCCAACAGATGACGTGGTGATTAAGTAATGAAAATAAAAGTGTGGACAGATAACAAAAGGCTTCTTGACTGGGCCTTTATGAATGACTCACGACCAGTTGGGCCAACAGATGATGGCCAGCAAATCATTGAGATCGATAGCACGGATGGTCTTTATGAGAATCATGCCAGCATTATTGATGGTCAAGTCGTACCAGATGCTGGTTATGATCCAGACGCTGACAGGCCTACACCTGAGCCGTCACCGGAACAACAGCTACTCGCAAATTTAACGCTTGAGGTAGCACAGCTAAAGGCGGCGAAATCAAGTGACTAATTATGATCAGTGTGCACTACTTTACAGTTGGGGAATTGATCTAGCGCCTTATGTACCGGTAATGATTACTCCAGACGAATACAAGCAAATAACAGGCAGTGACTATGTCGCCAGCAAAAGCTAGCGGCTATTTTTGTGGAAGGAAGTGAGAAAGTGACATTTTTTGGATACACGATTGGTGACTGGGCGGAGTTCATATCAATCATCGGGGTGGGTGTAAGTGCGGGCAGCTGGCTGTTCAAAAAGATTGCCTTAGATCCATTGCGTTCTGATATTCAATTGCTTTCAGAGACGATTAATCGTCAGCTAAAACTGCACGAACAATCGCTGGCAGACTTGAATGCTCATCTGAAAACACATGATGACGAGCTTGGCAGTCACTCGGTTAGGATTACTCGATTGGAAGACCATGTAGGCATTAAAGGAGAAGATAACCATGAAAATTAATTGGACAGTACGATTATTGAGCGTCAAATTCTGGCTGGCCGTTGTGCCAGCTTCTTTGTTGGTGATTCAAGCGGTGGCGGCAGTCTTCGGTTACAACTGGGACTTTGCTAGTTTGGGTAAGGAACTCACTGCAGTGGTCAATGCAGTGTTTGCATTATTGACCATTGTCGGGGTAGCCGTTGATCCAACCACAGAGGGTGTCGGTGACAGCCAGCAGGCGTTAGCTTACCCGGCACTCATTACCACCAAGGCGGCTAAGATCAAGGCGTTAGAGGATCAG